AATACGTACCTATCTCAGCACCAGTTACGCCTGCCTGTCTAGCAGCACCGCCAGCAGCGGTAGTACCTACACCAGCAAACTTAGCTAAACGGACAGCAGGAACAAAACCAGCTGCTATTCTGATACCGATATCCAAAGCTTGTTGGTCTTCGGAAAACTCTTTTTGAATACGACGAGTCTCTGATAAGGCGGTGTTGTAATCCATGCCAGTAGCAGTTGAGTAAAGCTTGGCAGCTGTTTCGTCTCCTACTAAACCTACAGTCAACGCCTCAGTAGCTGCTAAAGTAGCTCCTGCAACCTCTTCTGTTATGTCTTCGTAGTCAAATATTCCTTTATCAACAGTAGTTTGAGCAGTCTTTATCTTAGCAACAACGTCATCCCGACCCTGCATCAAAGCGTCTTCCATCAAACCTTTTAATTGATCACGCTGACCTAAAAGCTTTTGATATTCTTTCTGATCTTCCCTACCTGTTTCTTCTAAGACCCTACTTTCACGAGACATGTAGTCAGGCTTGTCTTGTTCAGAAAGCAACAAACCGTCAATTTTTTCAACAACATCATCCCTACCTTGTTTTTCAGCCTCTTTCTTAAGCTGATAAAGTTCTGTTAGTTGTGAAAAATTCATTTTACAGTCCTAAGTCTTTTTTGATATCTGCTATGGAAGAATCAGTAATAACGGTGTCTTCTGTAGTATCTTCTGTAGTATCTTTTGTAGCATCAGAGTCTTTAGGGGTTGTTTCAACACCCATTAAACGGAACCCGTCTGCCACGTTACCTGTTCTTTGAGCCTCTTGAGCCGCTAATAAACCAAGTTGAGACGCTTTTCTTTCTATCTCTTCTTGTTTTTTATCGTTGATATAACCAGTGTAACCTAACTCTTCTTTTACAAGCTCTTCAGCAGCCTTTACAAATATTTTAGCCAAAGAAGCAGAAGGTAATGAAGGTGTTGCTGAGTTCTGTACTATCATACGCATAACTTCAGCGTTTGCTTGTTTTGGTTTTTTATTATCAGCTAGCGTTTGTACAGCATTTATTTGATTTTCAGTAAGACCCATATTTTTTAAATCTGCTTCTGTATAATCAAACTTATTTTGGTTTAATTTTTCTCGAGCATCCGATAACTGTGCTTGTCGTATAACATCTTCTTCTTTTACCTGTTCCCATAGATCGTCTTGTCCAGGAAACTGCTTAAGAAACGACTCTTTTGATTTGTCACCGCTTTTTCTATATACGTTTGCAGCAGCTTTATAAGCAATGTCTAAACGTTTTGCTTCATCTTCAGCTTCACGTATGTCACCTCTAGCTTCGTACTCTTCAAATTTTAACAAAGAGTGTACTGCCTGAGCCTCTCTAACATTTGCTGTTGCAACCCACTCGTCGTGACGTTGCTGACTGTTTTCAGCAGATTGAGCTACTCTCTTATCAGTGGCCACTTGACGAGCTATCGTGTCTGATAATTGACCTACAGCCGTCTGCTGAGAAAAGCTAAGATCTTTAGCAGCTTGGTTCATCTCTTGTTGGAGAGAAGCTACTTTAGCTGCTTTTTGTTGCGGAGGCATTCCGTCATCTTTTAAAGTAGATCGTAAGGTGTCTGATAGCTTGTTTATCTTAGCTGCGGCAGTTTTCTGAGCTTGTGTGTCCATGTCCTGCTGTATAGTCTTAAAAGTACTACGTACTTCTTTAGCCGCTTCTTGGTTTTCTGATATTAAGTTAGCATAAGATCCACGAGCTTCTTCAAGCATTTCATCAGTAAGCTCACCAGAAGCTGCCATTTGCTCAAGACCAAACAAACCTTTTTCTAAGGCGGCAGCTTTTTTCTTTTTCTCTTTTCTTTTCCTCGCTCCCGGAATATCTCCAATAGCCGCACCCAAGTCAAACATCCCTTGAGAAAAACTAGGCTGTAACAACCCTTGTAAAAATGTTTGTGAAAACTTAGCCATTTTTATTCTCCTTAATCGTTTCCACCAAACAAACCACCTAGACCTGTTCGTGCTAACGCTGTACCAAACCCGCCAGCAATACCTGCCTGTCCTAGACCTGCTTGCAACAGCGCCTCAAGACCTGTAGCATAAGTCTCACCGTAACCAGCAGCTTGAGCCAGTTGTGTTTGACGCGCAGCTTCTGCAGCAGTCATTCCCGGAGTCAAAGCATTCAACAACTGTGCTTGAGGAACGTAACTACCAGCTAACATGCCTTGTCCAAGCTGTGCATCTTGCATCTGCTCTTGTCTGGCTTGAGTCATTGCTGAAAGCATTGCATTAGCTTTAGCTTCTTCTTGGGCTTTAGCTAACGCAAGCTGCTCTGGAGTGCCTCCAAACTGGGCTGTACGCACACCTAAACGACCTTGAGAAGCTAGACGCTGTTCTTGTGCAAGACGTTGACGCTCTTCTTCAGGAGTCATTGTCTCACGCATACGGTCATAAATAGCTTGCTCTCTGTCTGCTGTAGGCATCGCGGCTGATTCAAAGAACTGACCTGCTCGACCAAACATAGCTTGTTGAAAAGCTTCCTCTTCAGGAGAGGTTGTAAGATCAAAAGACATACCGTCTTCGCCTACGTTCATACCAAACTGACCACCTGTAGCGCTTGTAACAGTATACGGTCTGAATTCTTGCATTTCCTTAAGAGTGTCTGCAAGACCACCCGCACCTGACATTGCTTCATAAGCACGTTCGCCTATCTCTCCAACATCTTCATAACCTTTTTTCGCAAACAGAAGACCTGCAAGAGCAGCACTGCCTCCAAAAAGATCATTTAAATCTAAGTCATCAAACATTAATATGTACCTCCGTCAATCGTTCCTGTTGACAGTGTGCCTGTAAAATTCAGCGCAGGAATGGTTACTGTCCCTGTAAATGTTGGTGATGCTGTGTTTGCCTTCGTAGTAATAGCTGTAGAGATAGCATCAAACTCTGTCTCAAACTCAGCACCTTTAATGATTTTACCACTGTCTCCAGAAGGTAGACTGTCTTTAGCGGCAAAGTCAGTAGTTTTACTATAGTTGCTCATAGTATTTTACCTTTTAGTACTAATACGTTAATTTCTTGAAGAGACAAAGCAAAACCATTAATATCTGCCTCCAGACCGATAGTAATAATACCGCCTCCTCCTGTTGCGTTAACAGCTCTACGTGACGTTAGTTCACCACCAGTAAACTCTGCTACGTTAAACTCAGATTCGCTGTAGAAAGCGGGTTGTTGATTACCTACAGTAAACTCTGCAGTTCTGTAGAATGAGTCAAAGTCATAAGCCCACTTAAGAAACACTGTGGCACTGTTAGCACCTACTAATGTGGGCCTGATTTTTTTAACTCTTTTTAACATCGAAGGATCACCAAAAGTTAATCCCGGACTGTAATACTTAAATCTATATTTAACACCGTCATCACTGAAACCGTCGTATTCACCAATACCTTTACTGGTACCAATTAAAAGAGTGCCGTCTTCTTTTCTAGTATAAGATGAAAAACCTGTACCGGGCCAACGAGTAACACGATACGCACCATTTTCTACAGTACCTCGTACATCGAAACAAAAAGTTACGTCTTGTTGTACAAAAGTTAGTAAATAAAACCCTTCTTCTGGACTGTAAGCTGTACGATAAAATTCATTTTCGTTTCTTAATAAATTAATAATGTCTTTAGTAATCGTATTAGACAAATTAGATATAGGTAATGATTTTTCTTGTACAGTTCTTCCAAAGCTTTTTAAACCAGTGTGTGATAAAAACAAGACATCTGTTCCTGTATGCTGAACAGTGTCACGATCAACACAACCAACGCCTACTACAGTATCAGACAACGACATTGTTTCTGGAGCTTCAGCGCCTTGGTATACAACAATGCTGTGCTTACCAAAAATAATTAATAATCCGTTATGTGCAGCTAACGCAACAATTTCATCATGACCGTCAGGCCATACTTTTGAAATATCAATAGAACCGCTAGTGCCACCAGACCAGTCATGACCAATTAAAAGGTCAGACCAATAAATGGTAGACTTGTTAGAACCAAAGTCTGCTGCCCAGAGCCTACCATAAGCCGCTAGTACCTCATTACCATAAATAGCAGAGGTAACACCAGCAGCACCAGAAACGCTACTGAGCGTGACTACAGAGCCTCCTGCGTTATCATAAACAAGCGGTTGAAAGCTACGTTGAAAGAAATAGATCTTGTCGTTAAAGTTGACCATCTTCCAATTATCAGCATTAATTGTATAACTACCGGGTGTTTCATCCGCTAACGTAGTTGTACCGCTCATGATTTTATTGTTACCGACAGAAAAAACTTTAGTATTTCCAGCGTCGTCTTTAAATTCTTTTATTGCTCGTACAGTACCGCTACCAAGAACTGTTTTGTTTGTTGTAATAACATTATGACCCTTACGCGCAGCAATACGACCACGTTTGTCAATCACTGCGTTATCAGCAATCTCAGCAAACGAAGGGTCTTGTGCCAGCGGAGAATCTTCTGTATTGATTCCCTTAAAAGCTGGTGCAACAAGATTAATACTGTTAAGTTGTTGTGCCATATTTTACCTCAAGGGGTATAAAAGATTACTTCTTCTGGGTGCTTCTGAGCATCTAAAGAAATAGCATCAGATAAATACTGGTTAGCAATAGTGAAGTATTCAGAAGCAGAAGTGCCTCCTGTTTCACCACGTTCACGGGCTAACAAAGCTATAGCTAGGTGCATTACAGGCATAGTGGGTACTGTTAATTGATCGCTATTTGTAGATAAATCAGCACTACGCTGAATGCAGTTAAACCGAATCGTATACTCTTTTTCAGGTGTAGGGTAAATATCAATTTGAGTATCACCGTTACTGTCAACACCGTTGTATGTATAGTACGTAGGCGCGCTTTTTCTTGGGTCAGATATTAAATAAGCTTCGTCAAAAAACGTTGCTGGTCTGTATTCCATAAACAAGTTAGCAGTATCATTAATTACATTAAGCGCTTTAATTCTGTTTTGGCTACCTGTAAGTACGTAATTAAAAATATCAGCAGTAGTTGTAATTGTTAATGTTGTACGTAACGCAGACCAATCCCACGAATCTTCTACAATACGTTTAGCATCATTAACAAAATCACCAACCATTTTACTGTAAGTGCTTTCTTGTACGGAAGTTACTTCATCTTCTCGCATCCTGCGTAGTACATTGTTTACTATATTTAAATATGTCATAAGCACCATCACTTTAGGCTAAATAAACTTCTTTTAATTACATTGTTAAGTTCTTTCATATAATCTTTTTGCGGAGGCTTTACAGGGACAACAGGGTCTAATTGATATGTTGTTCCTCCTTTAAAAGGACTAAACATACCACCACCACCACCACCACCACCACCACCACCCGGTGGATCTAGTTCAATAAGG